CCAGTAGAAGGAGAGGTGTTCCCAATAGGTGAGCTATTAAGAGTGCTGTTGGTAATAGTCAGACCAGATTGAACAGGATTAGCAGTCGCATAAAAAGGCTGCCCCTGACCAATAAAAGTCTGAAAATTACCATAAACATCAAAATAAGCCTGAACTGGCAGTAGATTTTGGTCTACTGTTGAATTGGGAGCACCCATATTTAATCCTTAATAGGCAAAGCAGTTTACTAAAACAACATCTCCAGCAGACATATTTGCAGCAGCACCTGTAGTTACAGAATAGCTTGTAAATGTAACTGAAGTGGTTGTGCTTCCAGTTAATTGCAAGAACAATGAATTTCCATTAGTTACATCAGCAGCGAAACCAAGCCATCCATTTACTGCTGCTGGAAGGGCAATAGTTCCATTAGCAGCTCCACCAGTACCAACAACAATCTTAAAAACTAAAGTATTTGCTGCTGTGACTGTTGGGTTTGTTCCAAATCCTGAAGAAACTGTAGGCAATGTATTGCTTGTTGCAATTAAATTCCCACCCATTTGAAATACAGATGGGTTAATGGTATCGCCTGTTAATGGAGGTGAAAAATAAGCACCACCAGGGCCAACTAAACCCAAACAAGTTCCAGCAGTATTAAATGCTGCCTGAACTGGAACAATGTTTTGAGTATTTGTGCTTGCGACTTGGTTTGAACTCATTATGCAATTCCTTCACCAGGGGTAATTTCAAGGCTAGTAGCTGCGCTTGCAATAAACCAAGCATTAGGTGGAATACCGCTAAATACTCCAACTCCATTAGGCTGAATAGTAAGAACTTGAGCTGTACCAGTAGCTGTAGGAGTTGTAGCAGTAGGGGTTACAGTAGCATCACTTGGCTCTTGTGGTGACCAGCCCACTCGAACCAATCCATTGGTTAAATTGATAATGCGATACCCAGAAGGGTACACATTGTTATTCGACTTAACCTGAACAGGAGAAGTGCTTACTAAGTAAGTTGGGCCAAAAGGCGCAAAAGCTGAATCATAAGCCATGTTTTAACTCCTTAAACCGCAGTAGCAGGTAATGAACCTTCAGGGCGAGTAATCTGAATGATGTAATTGCCAACAGTAGGAGTTGCAGCAGAACCACTTGCATTGATCCATTGAATTGTCAATACACCAGCAGTCAAGCAATCAGCTTCAGCAGCTATTACACCAGCAGTTTGTGCGCCTACTGCGCCTTGTACCAATATTAAATCGGTAGTTTGCAAACCTGCGATTGAATAAGTCTGAGTTGAAGATGTTCCTGAAATTGCTGTAGGAGTAAGTGGAGTTGAAATGTAGAAAGTGCTTAATGCATTTCCACGAGCAATAGTAGTAGATGGCATGGTTTTTCCTCTAAAAAAGGTAATTCAATTATAGGTTAATCAAGAAAAAAAGCCACACTTTTTGGGCATGGCTTTCTTTCTTTTACTTCATGGATTCTTAATAAAAGCCTGGGCTCAAATCATATCCATAAATATACACATCAACAGTCGCAGTAGCGAAAGCTGTAGAGATATTTACATATACAGTCTGAGCTGACAAAGCTGTATTAGGGTTAGATGCAGCAGAAATAGTTACATAAGATGGTGTAGTTTGACCTGTCAAAGCTGCTGCTGTCAAAATACTTGTTGTACCACCTTTATTAACTGCTGTATAAACACCCAAATTCACAGAAGCGACAGATACTGTTGCACCAGCATTGTTAGCATTAGCTACCACTACTGAAACAGGAACATAAAGTGCGCTGTTGTTAATTTGAAGAGCAAAATCTGCTGCTGCTGCTGTTGAAACACCTTTCAACACACCTAGAACTCGCAAAGCTTGTTGGCTATTTAGGTTCGATGGGTGGGTCGAATTTTGGACTGCTGGGCCTGGATTACTCATGATTTATTCCTTAAAAATGTTTAAAAAGCAGGGGTTTTACCCCCTGCAATTATTAAGCTGCTACTCGGCAAGCCAATTCTGGGTACAAAGGAGCCCAGCCATACAGAACATCAACACGAGTCGGAATCGAATCATTGTTAATGGTGTATTGGCGAACAACTCGCATAGACAGACCAATTTCTTTGTCTGATGCACGACCAGCAAAATGAACACCTTCAGGCAACTCTAAGTCAGCCATAGCCATTGTGAAAGCATTGCGATGCATTACGATGTTTTGTGGAGAAACTACACCATTACCACTTGCATTGTATTGTGATGCAAAGAATATTACAGCAGCAGTTGCTGATGGATTAGGGATGCTCACATTCTGGAACTGACCACCGCTAATAACAGCAGGAGAAACAGTTACAGAAACAGAAGAACCAGAAGCAACAGAAACAGCAGACTTAACTACAAAGCTGCGGAGTTTGTTTGTGCCATAAGCTTGACGATTTTGTGGGTTTACTGCATACACACCAGCGATTTGGAATGTATCACCAGCATTTAAGTTGATTGTGCCTGTGTTAGCAGCAGTCAAAGTAATTGTGGATTGTGAAGCCCAACCAGAAGTCAAGAAACCAGTTGCAGTTGTAGTAGCTACAGAAGCAGTTACTGTGTTGGTTGAAAAGTTACCAAAAGTTTGTGACACGATGTTTTGGTCAAGTTTCCAGTTCATACCACCAGAATCACGACCCATCAAGCCCTTCTCATACTGCATACCAATCTTGTCATTAGGAACAAACAAGCCTTTCAAGCTATCAACGATAGTAGCTGAAGTGAATGGCTCAACAATACAGCTTCTGCGACCATCACGAGGAGCACCTTCAGAGTCGAGGTAAGCCTGAGCTGACAAGTATGTATACAAGCCAGTTGGAGGAGTACCTGCTGTACCTACGATGTTAGCTGTGTTCAAAGCTGCTGTAGTAGTACCATCAAAGTCAATTTTGTTGGCAATAGCTGCAACTGCTGGCTTCAAAATACGATCAGAGAACATATCCAAAGACAAAGCTAAGTCCTGGGTGGTAAATTGAGTATCCACATGGAACTGAGTAGACAAAGTTACAGGTACTGAAGTTTCATTCAAATCTTCCACATTCAATGCTGGGCCAGTAGTACCGATGAATCGGCCTGGTCTGCGGACATTGACTGTTGCGCCAATTTTTGCACCAACTACTGCAAATTGGTCATCATAGTTACGATCTACTTCGCTTGTGAATGTTAATTCATTCTCGAGAACCATGAGAGCCTCATTGGTAATCTTCGAGATAGTTAATAAAGTATTACTCATTTTAAATCTCCAAAAAAATTAGGTTTATCTAACCTTACCAGCCATTCGAGCAGCTTTCCATTGAGCATAAGTCCCATGAAATTCACCATTGGTGTCCACAAGAATATCTGCGCCAACTTTTCCACCACTTAAAGGCCTGATAGGATCAGGTGCTTTACTTCCTGAAACAATCGCCTTAACTTTCTCAGCTTTTGGCTTTTCTGCCTTAGCTTCAAACTTAGCCTCAAGTTTGCCAATTTCTTTAAGAGCCTTAACAGAGTCCATTTCTGTTAATTTGCGAGCAAAATCCTCATCAGAAGCTAGTGCATATAGAACTTGTGGCCCTACATCACTTTCAAGAATTGCCTTTTTGATTTCATCACTAACGACTACATCGCTAGATTGAACAATTCGATCAAAATCTGGCATTTCTTCTTTCGCTTTTTCAAGTTTCTTATTCCAAGATTCCATCTTCTTGGCTTCAGCTTCTTGAGCTCTGCGACTAGCTTCCTCTGCATCCCTTTGCTTTAAAGCATTTTCCGCACTCCACTCCGCTAATGCTTCTGCATATTCGAAAGCATCATTGAACTGGCTTGCTTGGGGTTTACCTTCAACAACAGGCTTTTGTGCTTGTTGCTCAGGGTTTACCCTAGCTTCATAACTCTTTAGCTTTTCTCTAAGTTCTTGAGCTTCTGCTTCCGCTTGTTTGGCTCTTTGAGTTACCTTATCGAATCGCTTATTTAGCTTATCTTTTGACTTTTCAGGGTCTTGCTTCTTAGCTTCTTCCTTTGCTTCTGGTTCACTCTGTTCTTCGCTTTGCTCTGGCTCTGAATCTTTCTTTACAGACTCAGCCTCAGTTGGCTCTACTTGGTCAGCTAAACCTAATCTTTCTGCATAAAAGGTTGTTGCATTGTCACTTGTTATTACATTACTTGCTTCTCTTACAACTTCTGATTCGGCCATGATTTCTCAAGCTCCAATTTAAGTTAAAAATACTACTAAAAATAATTCTTGTCTATTTATTCCGCTTTAGATGCTTTTTTAGTTTCTTTAGCAGCAGACTTTAATAAAGATTTTTGCTCTTTCAAAGCTTTTTTATCTAGTCCTGCAAATGGATTAGCTGGCTGCGCTGGCTCATATTTCTTACCAGCTCTGCGAGCCATCTCTTTCATTTTCCACTCTAATGCATTATCACCTGTAATTGTTGGCATATTTCCTCCGATTGTTAAATGCCTCTTTCGATTGCTTCATCTAGTGCTGCTCTTTCACTTCTTAAATCCATCTGAGCCATTACCAAAGCCAACTGAGCTTTTAATTGCTCTACTTCAAGCTGAGTTTGAGTCTTGATAACTGTGTCATGAGCCTGGGTATCGGTTCGCATCCGAGTATCTTCTCTGCGAACTTCCAATTCCATTTGAGCTTTTTGCAGCATAGCTTTGTCTTTTTGCTCTGCAACAGAAGCCCCATATTTCATATCCAAAGTCATCTGTTGAATTTGCTGTTGCAACTGGGCTATTACTGCCTGAGATTGCTTGAGCTGCATCTGAACTTGTGGAGGAATATCGGCTTTTTCATCAACTTGAGCCAATGGATTAGCAGCAGCCAATCGGTCAGCAATAATGTCAGCACCAGGGAAGTCCATATTTCTAAAGACCAAATCACCTGCTGTTTGCATTAAATTAGGATCAGCAGTCAATAGAGTCATCATAGAATCTACAGCTTCTTGTCGCTTGGAAGCATAGCCAGGGCCTGTTTCCATCACAATGTCATATTCGCCTACAGTTACATCATTAAGAACTTTATCTACACCTTGCTCATCTTGAGTCTTTTGGTTAATGCTTACTAACTCACCTTTGCCATCAGCTCCAATGATTCGCATCACTCTTTCTTCAGAGTAAATATGAGGAATCAGGTCTAAGCAGATGCGACCAGACTGACGAATTGACCGAGTAAGGTTGTCATAGTAGTGGAAGTTAGTCATGTCGGTCTGCTGTTGCTGACCATTCAATGCTTTTCCAGACTGCATCCCTTGTGGCAACTGAGCTGGATCATAAATACCCACAACTGCCATCAAATCGCTATTTAGACCTTGGAGAGCTGTAACCATTCCAGTAGGAGGAGGTTCTGGCTGAATCCTTGTAGGAGTTGGAGCTGGTTTGCCATCGCTATCAGTTTGCTTGTAGCGCAATACAGGCATCGACTTGATGTTAGCTGTATTCCACTCCATTTCATGACCTTCATCCTGACCTTCTGCAAGGAGGAATTTAGCCTTTGGAGCAAGGGCAACAGACTCGGTAAGAGCTGTAGACCAGAAGTTATACATTCTTTGTGGGTCTTTAGCCATGCGAGTAAGACCAAATTTCTTTTTCTTACTATCCACAATAAGTTGCTGACCATAAACAGGCACAACTGGAATAAATCGACCAGGCCAATCTCTTTGCTCAAGGACCTGCATCCCTGTCAATTTGCACCATTTAATCTGTTTTTTGATGGTTTCTCGCTTGGAAACTACATAAACTCCAGCATCCATCATCATAGTTTCGGATGGCTTTTCATCTTCATAGCAGGTAGTGCCATCAGATAAAAGGTAAAGCTTTGTGCGAATATGCTCGGTATAGAAATACTCGGCAATGCGAATATCTTCTTTAGTAATCCATTCAGACTGACTATCGCCTGTACCACGAGGATTGAAACCGCCTCCATCATCTGCACCAGGGTACATTTTTCGAAATGATTCTTTAGAAATAACCTCAGTAATTAGGCATTTTTCTGCATCAGAGCCATCAGGTTCATTGCTATTAGGGTCAAAATAGACCATAAATGGGTTCTCAATTCGCTTGATATAAAGCTCTTGCTCCATTGAATCAGGTCTTGGGAAGTCATAAAGGATGCGCCAATAGCCCCAACCCATGCGAACTGCAAACTCAAAGGCATTGTCATAAGCTGCATCTGCATCAGATTGGTTTTCAATATGGCGCAATATGCCAGTAATGACTTCAGCTACCTTTTCATCAGACTCGGTATTCATGCCATGAGCAACCATCCGAGGTCTTTGCTGTCTTTGCTGATTGGCAATTTGTCGGCAATAAGCATCAATCTTGTTGATGGTCAGGTATGGCCTAGACTCAAGCAATCGGCTATTCTGAATCTCTACAGGCCATTGATCTCCACCTGCAAATTTAAGGTCATCTAATGCCTCTACTCGATTATTAGAGTCATTTTCAGAGCAAAAGCGCAGAAACTGTTTAGCTTCCTCAATTACTCCTGATTCATAGTCATCGCCATATTCGGTGGAATAGACACCACCATTGCTTTCGACATTCATTACCATAATGTTTTCCTATTAGCTCATCCAGCTTGTAACATCATAATTCATAGGCTTTCTTTTGACTACTTTCTTTTCTTGAATCATAAGCCCAATGTATCTAAAAGCATCAGCCCCATGCGAATAATTGTCATGAACTGGCTTTAAACTAAATCCTTTGGTATCTGGGTCTACATCGTACCGATAATGTCGCAAACAATCTAGCCCTGCAGCCGTATTGTTTTTATCAAAGTAGCATGAACTAAATATGGTTCTAGCAGCATTAATAGAATCAGCAATAGGCACTCGGTCAACAATGCTTACCTTAAATCCAG